GGTTTCGCAGCAAACACCGGCGTCCAGCTGCAGGCGCTTCACCGCGTCATGCGCGTCCAACTGCTCCCAGCCTTCCACGTTGTCGATCATCAGGTGGCCGATCTTGTGGATCAGCCGGTGCTGGCTGCCGTCGCGCGGCTGCTTCAGCTCGCCCCGGATCTCCCGGCCCACGCGAAACTTGCGATCGCGCAGCAGACGCTGATCGACCTCATGGGCAGGCACCAGGGCGCCCACCAGCTCGCCGGTGTTCGGGTCGATCAGCTTCGCCACCACCAGGTAGATCGGCCGGCGGGCGCGCTTGGCGCGGATCTTCTTCGCTGCGGCGGTCAGGGTCATTCCTGGTCACCTCTCGGCAATGCAGCGGCGAGCCCTCGGCGAGCCCTCGGCGCGTTCCCAGCGGCTGGTTCCGAGGCGCTGGTCTGCTTCGGCTCCCACCATTCGGGAAGGTTGGAGAACCTGAAGTAGCTCGGTTCGTAGGACACGCGGGCCATGCCCGGGGCGCCGTCGCGCTGGATGGCCACGATCAGCTCAGCGGTACCAGCCCAACGACTGTCGGGGTGATAGATCTCGTCGCGGTAGATGAAGATCACCGCGTCGGCGTCCTGCTCAATGGAACCAGAGTCGCGGAGGTCGGCCACGATCGGGCGCTTGTCTCCGGTGCGCTTCTCCAGGTCGCGGTTGAGCTGGCTCAGCAGCAGCACGGCGATGTCCAGCTCGCTGGCCAGCAGCTTCAGCGCACGGGTGATGTCGCCGATGCCGGCAGATCGGTTATCACCAGACACGTGCATCAGCTGCAGGTAGTCGATTACCACCAGGGCGAGGTTCGGGTCCTGCGCCTTCATGCGGCGGACCTGCGCGCACACGTGCTGCGCCTTCGCAATTCGGGGGCGGCTGAGGCGCAGAGACGCCTCGCCGATCTTGCGGGTCCAGTGGGTGACGTTCTGCCAGTCCGCCTCGTCCAGCCGACCGCTGCGCAGCTTGCCTCCGCTTATGCCGGCAAGGTTGGCCAGCATGCGCTTGCCCAACTCTTCCGGCTTCATCTCGAAGCTGAAGAACGCCACGGATCGGCGAGCGCGCAGTGCCACCTGCTCCGCAATGTTCTGCGCCAGGGTCGTCTTGCCCATCTTGGGACGTGCAGCCAGGACGTACAGGCGCCCGGCCTGCAGCCCGTCCAGCAGGTTGTCCAATTCCTCCATGCTGGTCGACAGGCCGGTGATGCCGGCATCGCTGTTGGAAGCACTCGACAGCTGGTCGAACACGCGGGCCATCACCGGCGCGACCGGCTCCAGATCGCATGGCTCGTTGTCCAGCAGGCCACCGATACGGCTCTGGGCGTTCCCCACCAGGTCCAACGCGCTGCGACCCTCCGGACTGTAGGCCGCATCGATCAGGTCGTGCCCGGCATCGATCAGCGCACGCAGCTTGGCCTTCTCGGCCACGATCTCGGCATAGGCACGAACGTTCGCTGCCGACGGCGTGTTGTTGGCCAGCTCGATGATGTAAGCACCGTCGCCAACGAGATCCAGCTGGCCAGCGGCCTCGAACCATTCGCCGATGGTCACCGCATCGAACGGCTGCCGCTTCTCGGCCAGCTGCAGGATGCAGCGCCACAGCAGCTGGTGATCACGGCGGTAGAAGTCCGCCTCGGTCAGCACGTCCTGCACCTCGACCAGCGCACGGTTGATCAGCATCAGGCCGCCCAGCACGGCTTGCTCGGCCTCGACGCTGTGCGGCGGCAGCCGCAGTGCCTGCTGGTCGCCGTACAGGCCCGACAGTCGGCTCACTTCGTCGCGGGCGGCGTTCATGCAGCCTCCGACAGGGCGCGGTCGGCCAGCTTGGCGATCACGCTCTCGCGCAGCAGGTACTCGAAGTCCGGCTTCCAGTTCTCATGGCCGGGACCACCTGGCTGCCTGCCAGCGTGGAAGTCGTCCTCGGCGGCCGTCTCGAAGTACAGCTGCCAGAACTGCGGGGTGACCTTCTCGCTACCGAACAGCCGAACGCACAGTTGGCGAACAGTCGGCAGCGCCTTCTCCACGGCCTTCACGCGAGGCTTGTTCAGCACAGTGCAGGCGGGCAGCAGGCCTTCGGGCTTGGCCATGATCGCGTTGTACGCGGTCTGCGCATCCTGGGCGATCTGCTGGATCCGGGCGGTCTTCCGCTGCTTTGGGTCCAGCACCTGGACCTGCGCGTCGGTGCCGCCGTCGAGGGTCAGCGCCGAAGGTGCGGACGAATCCGAGCGAAGCGAGGATAGATCTTCTCCATTCCCTTCCTCTCCTCTCCCCTCCTCTCCCTTCCCTTCCGGGGGTGAGGCCTCGTCGAGCCCTCGTCGAGCATCATCCGAGAAGGGCGGATGTTTGTAGGTAGGACGGTCAATTTTCTGGTGCTTCCTCCAACCGGTGACGTGCAGATACTGCTTGTCACCGTTGGCGTAGAAGGCGATCAGAGAATTCGACGACAGCTCGTCGAGCATTCGCTGAACATCCGACGAGGAAATATCGTCACCGGGGAAGATTTCGGCCTTCACAGTCTTGGCGCTGGCAACATGGTTCCCGCCGTCGTCGCAGAAATTCCACAGACCGATGAAGAGCAGACGAGCCATCGGCGAGCACTCCATCACCTGCTCGCTGGACCAGAACTCGGGCTTTATCGAACGGATGCGGGCCATCACGCACCACGCAACAGTTGCAGGCAACCGGCGATGTGCCAGCGCTGCCGGACCAGCCACATGGCGTGGGCGAGAGGATTGGCTGCGCGGTTCATGCCCCTACTCCACGCTGGCCCGTCACGGCCCGCAGGCGTGCCAGCAGGTTGATCATGGCCTCCAACTGGGCGGAGCCGGCGCTGCTGATGGCCTTCATTTCGTTCTCGCTGATCAGGCCGTCGGACAGAGCGTCCTGCAGCGCCTGGGCGAATGCGCCCTGTTTGGCAGCGTTCTCGAGCATCGCGCCCATCACCGATGCCATCCCATCGGCCTCCATCTTCTGGAGGGTGTACCCGTGCTCAGCGGCCAGCGCGTGGAGCATGCGATGGTCGCCGCTGACGCCCATGATCTCGCTGGCCTCGGCCAGGGTCAGGTGATGCGTGTTGTTGTTCGGATTGACCTTGTTGCGCAGCACCGCGGCGGACATGCCGATGCGGACGGCCAGCGCTTCACTACCACCGGGGTAGTCCTTCACGGTCTTGTGTGCGGCGTCTGTGATGTTCATGGGCGGTCTCGGTGAACGTGGTTTGCGTTACGACGCCGGCGCAAGATGCGCGGCATGGAGAAGCGAGCGAAGAAGGAAGAAAGGCTGCTGTGGGCGCCGAACGTGGTTCGGCTGGTGCACATGGGCGGGAGGTCGTACGCAGTCAGGAGGGTCAAACGCCGGGATGTGGCGCGGTGTCTGCGCCAGCCCCGTCGAGCGCCAGTGGCAGCGCTGGGGGCGGTGCTCCCCTTTCCTGCTGGGCGCCCCTGAAGTGGACATGTCAGGCCACGGCCCCGGCGTTTGGAGTCGACTCTTCCGACGGCCAGATGTCGGGGCGCAGTTCACTGAGCGAGACGAAACCATCGCTGTGAAGGTGGAGCTGGCGCACCAGCCCTCCATCAAAACGCTGCCCCACGCTAAGTGCCTTGCGCAGGTATCCGATGGAAGTTCCGGCGCGCTTGGCGTACTCCGCCTGGTCAGCCGGGCTCAACGTCGAGAGGTAGGTTCGAAGGGTGTCCATACGGGGGAAATTACCATATGGTAAATTCAAGTCAATACCGTTTGGTAAATTACCCTTCGGTAACAGAAACTTCGGGCATGAAGACCGACAGCCCGACCGTTGCCACCCGTCGCCGCCGCCTGCGTGAGTGGATAGACCAGCATCACGGGGGGAGCCAAGCAGCGTTCGTTAGCGCCACCGGAATCAATCAGGGTGAACTATCTGGGCTGCTGCGGGATAAGTCTTTCGGCGAGAAGAAGGCCGCCGCGATAGAGACAGCGGCATCGATGCCATCTGGTTACCTATCGGGCATCGAAGGTGGCGTCGTGGCCGTCGCAGTCCCTGCGATCTCATCTGATTACGTTCGCGTGGAACAAATCGACGCGGAGGCGCAGATGGGAAGCATGGGACGCGTGAACGAGGATTTCCCGGAGGTCATCCGCGCGATGGACTTCGCGCCAACCTACATCCGGTCCGTGGTCGGGTTCATGCCACCGCCTGGGCGGCTGAAGCTCGTTACCGGGGTTGGCGATTCAATGTCCCCGAAGATCAAGCCTGGGGAGATGGTCCTGGTCGATACAGGCTGCAACGAGTTTGTGGGCGATGGCCTGTACCTGATCAACACTGGGTACGGCCAGCAGATCAAGGCTCTGCAGGCGCAGCCGGACGGTCTATGGGCTCGGAGCGCCGACCAAGTGCTGTACCCGCCTTTCAGGCTGACCGATGAAACGATCATCGGTGGCAGGGTCTACTTGATTCAGCACCTCGAAAGAGTCGCTTAAACTTTTGTGAAGCGACGATGGAGCTTGGTCTACTTCCGCTCCATCGTCGGGCGACCGCCAGCTGGCCACAGAATTCGGTAGGCCAGTTCGTCGCCAGCAGCGACAGTCACACTCTGGAACGTTGAGACGTTCTGACAGAGGCCTCCGCCAGCCTCAAGTTTGAGGAAATACGAGCCGGGCACTACGTGCATGCTGGCCGATTCGCCTGGCTTCAGCGCAACGACCTTCTGGTCATCAATCAGGATGTCGAACGAGCAACCTCCGCCCGCGAACCCTTTGTCGCGGGTGACGTTGATGGTGGCCGACCGTTCGGCACTGCCGTTGAGGTAGCCGGCGTCGTACACCCTGCTGGCTGACACAGCTTTGACAGTTCCCGGGGTGACTGGCGTCGAGGAACAGCCTGCAGCAAGCACGACCGCGAATCCCAAAGCTGAAATCTTCTTCATACGGCCTCCCTTATCGGCCACTCAGTTTACCTGAACCGGTTATCACGCCTCCTACCCGCTCCGTCCCAGCCCAGCAAGTGGAAATTATTTACCATTTGGTATTGACAGAGAATTACCGTCTGGTAATTTAGCCCCGTCGACCCTCCCGGGTCATATGACGGGGTTCACCATGGCACTGCAGCCATACAGCGACCGGGCACGTAGCGCCCAGCGCAACTGGGACAACCAGGAAGATCCGCGTTTCGCCCAGGAGAACTCCGCCGAGCAAGCGTCGGACCTGGCCAAGGCCTACCGCACCGACTCGGGCAAGCTCCGCGCTGCCGAGGAACTGACGGCCGGCACCTTCAGCGGTACCCACTACACCGAGGTGTCGCTGGCCCTGCACCGGCTGCACCACACCGATCCCGCCGATCTGCTGGGCTCGGGCGTGCTGGAGCAGCTCTACCAGCTGGCCCGTGTCGAGGCAGCGGCGATCGACGCGCAGCTGCTGGAAATGGCGCTGCAGCAGGTGGCTGCATGACCGCCGCCCACCGCTACGCGCTGCGCCATCTGGCGTTCTACGGCTTCTTCTTCTGCCTCGGTGTGCTGGCAGCAGTCACTGCACAGGCGGTGTTCGCATGAGCACCCGCCTCCGCATTGCCTGGTCTGCCCTCGCCCTCGTCGCCGCCGTGGTCGTCCCGCTCCGCATCGCCGAGATCGTGCAGGCACACGCCGACCGCGATGCAAGCCCGCCGCGCTGGGTGACCACCAGCAGCGTGCGCGGCTGACCGCTTCCACCTTCCCGCCGGCGCGGCCGGCTCCTACGAGAGGCACCACCGATGTTCCAACTCGATCAACACGATGCGGTGTTCTCGCATCTGAACCTGCGGAAGGAAAAGCACGGCGACGAAGACGCAGCCGCTGCCGACCTGAAGTTCACGCTGACCGCCCAGAACACGATCCTCGACACGATCGACCCGAACATCGTGCGCGCGTTCTGGAAGAAGGCCGAGAAGGGCCAGCAGCAGTCGCTGCCGATGGAAGGCAGCACCGACCTGGTGGCGCTGAACCTGCCGCTCCTGGGCGAGCAGGACATCACCGGCAAGTTCGAAGGCTACGAGCTGAACATCGGCTCCCTGATGGACCACATCGAGCCGGTGTTCTTCGCCGACGCCAAGGTGAAAAAGATCACCTGGAAGCCGCTCGAAGGCGGCAGCGTGGCGATGGGCTTCACCGTCTCGGTGCTGCTGGACGAGAACGAAGACGCCGAGCTGATCTCTGCATGGCGCCGCGGTGATGTGCGCCTGACCCTCACGCCGCCCAGCGCGCCGGCGCAGCAGGAAGACCTGGCCGCGTAACGCATTCCCCCGCCCGCCCCCTGCGGGTGCCTGCGCCGGCCAGGCCTTCCACAAAGCCGGCACCTCATTTCATGTCGAAAAAAAGGAATTGCCATGTCCGAAGCCTTGATCCCGCTCGAATCCGTCAACGCCGTCGAGGTTTTCACTGGCGGCGGCCTGGACGACCTCCTGGCCCGCATCCGCACCGAAGCCGTGACCCTGGTGCCGAACGTCAAGACGGTGGCCGGCCGCAAGGAAATCGCCTCGGTCGCCTACAAGGTGTCGCGCTCGAAGACCGCCATCGATGACGCCGGCAAGGCGCTGGTCGCCGACCTGAAGAAGCAGACCGGTGACATCGACTCTGCCCGCAAGAAGGCCCGCGACACCCTGGATGCGCTGCGCGATGAAGTGCGCAAGCCGCTCACCGAATGGGAGGCAGAGCAGGAACGCATCGAGCGGGAGCGTGTGGAAGCCGAGGAACGCGCCCGTGCTGCTGCCGAAGCGGCCCGCCTGGCTGAAATCGCCCGGAAGGAAGAAGAGATCCGCGCCCGCGAGGAAGCCGTGCGCGCTGCTGAAGAAGCAGAGCGCCAGCGCGTGGCCGCCGAGCAGGCTGAGCGCGAGCGCGCCGAGCGTGAGGCCCGGCTGCAGGCCGAGGCCGCAGAGAACGCGAAGCGCGAGGCAGCTGCTGCAGTGGAGCGCGCCGAACGTGAGGCTCGCGAAGCGACTGAGCGCGCAGCCCGCGAGGCAGCCGAGGCCGAGCAGCGCGCCAAGGATGCCGCCGACAAGGCCGAGCGCGAGAAGGCCGAGGCCGTCGCTGCCGCTGAGCGCCGCGCGCAGGAAGAAGCCGACCGCGCCGAGCGCGAGCGTCAGGCCAAGGCCGATGCGCAGCGCCAGGCGGACGAAGCCCGCGCCGCCGACGTAGAACACCGCCGTTCGATCAACCGCGCCGCCGTGGCCGCGCTCGTCAGTCTGGGCATCGAAGACGAAACCGCCGCCGCTGTCATCACCGCCATTGTGCAGGGCAAGGTCCCGGCCGTGGCCATCCGCTACTGAGGCACCCCATGAACCAGATGACCACGCGCGCCGCTGCAGGCGCCCTGATGACCAGCGAGCAGGCCGAAGCAATCCGCGGCGCCTTGAAGTCGAGCCTGTACCCGGGCGCCAGTGACGCCTCGATCGACATGGTGCTGAGCTACTGCCAAGCGGCAGGGCTGGATCCGATGACCAAGCCGGTGCACATCGTGCCCATGAAGGTGAAGATCGGCGAGAACCCCGATGGCACCGCGGTCAACGGCATGCGCGACGTGGTGATGCCCGGCATCGGCCTGTACCGCATCAACGCATCCCGCACCGGCCAGTACGCTGGCTGCAGCGAACCCGAGTTCGGACCGACCTGCACCATGGAGTCGGTGCGCGATGTCTGGTCCAACGGCCCCAACGGTCGCCGGCAGAAGACACAGCAGCCGTTCCAACTGCACTACCCGGAGTGGTGCCGCGTGACGGTCCGCAAGCTCCTCGGTAGCCAGGTGGTGGAGTTCTCGGCCAAGGAATACTGGCTGGAGAACTACGCATCCAAGAGCGATGGCAGCCCGAACGCAATGTGGGAAAAGCGCGCCTTCGGCCAGCTCGCGAAGTGCGCCGAGGCACAGGCGCTGCGCAAGGCATTCCCCGAGGCTGTTGGCTCGCAGCCGACCGCAGAGGAGATGGAAGGCAAGGACATCATCGACGGCGAGACGGTGCGCACCGAACGCCGCCCCTCCGCCGCCGGCGCCATCACCCGCCAGCAGCCGGCCGAGCCGGAAGACACCCCGGAACGGAAGGCGCTTTATGCCAGTCTGCAGGAGTTCGCCGAGTGCGGCATGGAGGAGTACCAGGGCGCATGGGGACGCCTGTCCAAGGAGCAGCGGCAGCTGATCGGCACAGCCGGCCACGAAACCCTGAAGGGCATCGCCGACCGCGCCAGCGCCACGGACGTGGAGGATGGCGACCAGCAGCCGGCAGCCGATGAAGAGGTGCCGCTGTGATCATCATCGGCTGCGACCAGGGTAGCGAGGCGTGGCACCGCGCCCGCGCCGGCATCATCACGGCCAGCATGTTCGCCACTGCACGCTCGCGTGTGGGCGAGCTGACCGACCAGCAGCGCACCTACGTGGACGCGGTGCTGTCCGGCCTGGCCGAGAGAACCGCGATGGAGCGCGCCGGCTACAAGGCCGTGCCGCGCTCGGCAATCATCGAGAAGGCCCTTGCCGGCGAGCCCATCGGCGACTTCAGCGAGGCGTCCAAGAACTACGCCTTCCGCCTGGCCATCGAGCGCATCAGCGGCGAGCCGCTGGACGAGGGTTTCGAGACGTTCGCCATGCGCCGCGGCCACGAACTGGAACCGCAAGCCCGCGCTGAGCATGAGGTGCAGTCCGGCCTGTTGGTGAAACGCGCCGGTTTCGTCCTGAGCGACTGCGGCAACTACGGCTGCTCGGCGGACGGCTTCATCGGCGAGGACGGCGGCAGCGAATACAAGTGCTTCATCAACCCGGAGAAGCTGCGCGCCTTCCACATCGACAACGATGCGAGCGAGGTGTTCGAACAGGCCCAGGGCTGCATGTGGCTGACCGGCCGGCAGTGGTGGCACATCGGCCTGTACTGCCCGGCGCTGGCCTCGGTTGGCAGGCAGCTGTGGTGGCGCCGCTTCGACCGCGACGAGGCGTTCATTGCCAAGATGCGCGCCGACCTGGACCAGTTCCGGCAGATGGTCGATGGGTTCGAGCAGTCCCTGCGCGCTGGTGATCACCACCAGGAGGCAGCTTGATGGACGTGACGATCTACCCCAGCCACGCCAAATGCCTGCGCCGTGCCGGCCTCGCCCGCGCCCAGCTGTACGCCCACGTGATCGAGGGCAAGCGCTACACCACCGCGCAGGTGGCCGAGATCCTGGGCATCTCCAACGACGCCGCATACGAGCGGATCAAGCGCCGGGCCCATCCGCTTACGTGGGCAAGCCTGCAGAAGGTGGGCCGGCCATGAAGACCTGCACGAAGTGCGCGGCCCGGCTGCCGCTGCGGTTCTTCCCGCTGGTGAACGGCAAGGCCACGGCCGACTGCGCGCCGTGCCGGAACACCGACCGTCGCCTGCGCGATCCACTCCGCCCCCTGCACCGCGACCAGGTGCAGGTGCGGCTCAACAACACCTTCAACCTGTGGCACGGGCCAGTGCGCCGCGTGCCGCTTCGGAGCCACGCATGACCCACCACCGCTACGACCGCCGGCTGCCGAAGCGCACCGAGGGCTTCGCCTGGGGCCGGACCATCGAAAAGGTAATGGGCGGCCACGCCCTCACCTATCGGCTGTTCCGCCGCGACCTGCGGGGCGCGCTGCACATCAGCACGCTGCAGTTCTCCCTCTCCGACCACCGACGGCACATCGCGCTGCAGCTACTGATCGCACGCCGCCAGCTGCGCGAGAAGGTCGACGCCATCGGCTATGCCCTGATCGAGGCCGAACAGGCCTCTCAACTGCAGGAGGTTGCATGACCACCGACAAGACTCCCGCCACCCTGGCGACCGCGAAGCCCGGCGGATGCGTGCAGTTGGGGGATCAGCTGCCCCCGCTGCCGAAGACCGGCTACGTCACTGGCGGAGACTTCGGACATGAAGCGCACAACGCCTTCACCCCCGAGCAGATGCAGGACTATGCGCGCGCCGCCATCGCCGCCGCCCTCTCCGCCCAGCCCTCCCCGGGTGGTCAGGTGGATGCACTGCTGCGGGAAGTCAGCGTACAGCTTGAATCGCTGGATTGCGGGGCTTGCATCGGAAGCGATGCGCCGATGGAGGACCTGCACGG